AGTCGTATAGCAGATCATTTCTTAGATATGGCTGCAAGAATGATGGCAAAACAAATACAGATGCAAATTTTAGGAATTGGATTGAATTTCTTTGGAGGACGCATAGGAACAACTCCTAGCGGTTCTGCTTTAAAATCAGGATCTTTTGGTACGGGAGTGGGTAAAGTGACTGATACGGCTGCTTCTATTGGTAGACACGCAGTTGGAGGGGCTGGTGCACAACCTAGTTTCATTCCTAAAAGAGCTAATGGAGGCCCAGTGACAGGTGGTAGCAGTTATTTAGTAGGAGAACGTGGCCCAGAATTATTTACTCCTGGTAGATCAGGAATGATTACATCAAATGAAAATCTTGGTTCAACAAATATCGTAGTCAACGTAGATGCTTCTGGTTCTTCTGTCGAAGGTGATGGTCAACAAGGCGAACAGTTAGGTGCACTTTTAGCAACTACAATTAGAAGTACAATTATTGAAGAGCAAAGACCAGGAGGATTATTAAGTTAAATGGCTACTTTTCCAAACATACAGCCAAGTCTACCTTTAGTTAAAAGAGAGCAACCTAATGTAAAAACTACAAAATTAGGTGACGGTTATGAAAACAGAGTTATTTTTGGTTTACCGACACAACAAAATCCCAATATATTAAATTTAACTTTTAAAAATATTACACACGCAAACGCTAAAACTATAGATGCTTTTCTAAGGTCGCAATCTTTATTAGGTGCAAGTTTTAATTTTACACCTCCTTTAGAAGGTTCATCAGTAAAGAGTAGTATTGCTGTTAGTATTCCTAATAATTCTGATATAGCAACAGTTACATCTAATAATCATGGTATTGCATTAAATGATTTTATAGAAATAACAGCTAGTAACAATACAACAAGATTAGCTTTAGGAAATTATCTCGTAAAAACATATACAGATACAAATACTTTTAAAATAAAAACAAGTACAAATAGTACAGGTAGTACAGTAAATGTAGTAATTTCATATGTATCTTCTGGGGTAGGCAAATATGTCTGTGATCAATGGAACGTTGATACTAATTACTCTAATACTGCCACAGTTCAAGCACAATTTAGACAAGTATTTGAGCCATAATGACGATTCCAGTATCAGATTTACAGGAACTTAATAATATATCAATTATTGAAATGTATTCTTTGGAGTTGCAACCAAATTTACATTATGTTCCTGCTGATATTGTTATGGATTATGAGCAATCAGGTAATGTTATTACAATAACCGCACCAAGCACGAGCTCAATGCCAAGTGTAGGTGATCTTGTAAATTTAAAATTTGAAGAGTTACTAGCTAATGGAAATGAAGCTGTTAATATGATTGATACTTTTTATACTGTTGCTACTGTGCCATCTACTACTACATTTACAGTAAAATCATTAACTAGCCAATCTGTATCAAGTCAAACTGATAGGGTGACTTTTAAGAAATCAAGCACAAATGTACCAATTACGTTTCTATTTTACTCAGGAGTTAATTTAAAAGATTCACAAAGTATTGTATGGCAGGGAAATACTTACGATAAATTTCCATGTTCTGCTGAAGGTTATACTTATTCAACTAACGGTGCATTACCACGACCAAAAATTGCTTTCTCTAATATTTTTGGAAATATCACTTCTTTTTTAAATACTTATAATATTTTTACTGTTGGAGGTTTTAGTTGTCCTATAAATTTAGGTGGTGCAAAACTTATAAGACATAGAACATTAGCCAAGCATTTAGATAATATAAATTTTTTAAATAATGTAAATCCGTATAACGACAACGATCCTGATCCGTCAGCCGAGTTTGATAAAGAGATATATTTTGTCGAAAGATTAATTTCAGAAGATCGTGAAATTGCTTCATTTGAATTAATTTCAACTTTTGATTTAATAGGAGTAACCGCACCATCAAAACTTGCAACTGTCCATGACTTTCCAGGTATCGGTAAATTTATAAATCAATGAGTTGGAAACAAGATGCTAAAAAATATTCTTTTGATATGCTTCCAAAAGAAGCTTGTGGTTTAATAACCATTATTGGCGGAAAGGAAGAATTTTATCCTTGTAAGAATGTTGCAGGTTCTACAATGGAGTTTTTTGCTATAGATCCTGATGATTATGCAAAATGTGAAGATACTGGCGAAATCATAGGAATATTTCATTCTCATCCTAATTCAGTTTCTTCTCCTTCAGAAGCAGATGTTTTAAGTTGTAATTATCTTAAATTAAGTTGGCATATTTATAGTCCACAATATGATTCTTGGTCAAAGATAGAACCTAAAGAAAATGTACAAAATCCATTAATAGGTAGAAAGTTTGTTTGGGGCGTACAAGATTGTTGGGCATTAATAAAAGATTGGTACGACTTTAATAAGAATATAAAATTAAAAGATTGGCAAAGACCAAAATCTTTGAAAGAGTTTGAAAAAAATCCATTGTTTGAAATTTGTGCAGAAAAAACTGGTTTTAAAGAAATAACTGATGGTACATTGCTGGAAGGGGATGTTTTGTTAATGGAAGGAATGTATAAAAGTTTAAACCATGTAGCTTTGTATATAGGAGACAACACAATTTTGCATCATAGTATTGGCAAATTAAGTTGCAGAGAATTATATGATTTAGAATATCAACAGTTAACAAAAAAAATATATAGATATGCTTACTAGAAAATTAAAAGTTTATGGATTATTAAGAAAATTCTGTGGGCAATCTTATTTTGATGTTGTTGTTAAAAATCCACAACAGGCAATAAATTTTTTAAAAGCAAACTTTCCAGAGCTTGAAAAGCACATGGCTAATCAAGTGTATAAGGTAAAAATAAATGGCAAAGATATTGATGATATGTCTTTAAATGTAGCTGGCGATATTCAAGTAATTCCAGTAGTTGTTGGTGCTGGAAGAACTCTTAGTAATATAGGAAAGTTTATTGTAGGTGCTGTAGTTTATTACTATACTGGTGGATTTGCTGCTCTAGGTTACGGAACAGCACCAAAATTGGGAGGGTTTCTTGCTAAGAAATTTGTTTCTCAAACTCTCCAGTTTATTGGAGCTTCTTTAATGTTTAGTGGAGCGGCTGGATTAATAGGTGGTTCAGAGGATTATGGTGGCCCTACAAATTTTTCTGATACTGATCCTAATTTAAGAGCTTCTTATTCTTTTTCGGGTATAAATAATGTAGCAACTTCTGGAACTCCAATACCTATTTGTTATGGAGAAATTTTAACTGGTTCAATTATTATTTCTTCAGGTGTTGACTCCTTACAAGTTAGACGAACACTTAATTCTAATAATCAGGAGTTTACAGGCTAATGGTAAAAATTGTAGGAGATCAGTTTCTTGGTAAACAAAACATACAAAGAAGTGATTCTAATTTAAAAAAAGATGATATAAAAAGTATTCAGTTTGCAAAAATTATAGATTTATTATGTCATGGAGAAATTGAGGGTATAAAAAATGGGAATTTTGTTGATGGGGCTTTTGATAATTATCAACAGAATATATTTCTAGATGACACACAAATACAAACAGTAAATGCAAGACAAAATTTTGCGGATGTAAAAACAGATGTAAGAATAGGTACTTCTAATCAGGAAGTATTAAGCATAATAAACGCAATAGAAAACACAACTCCAGTTAGTAGAGATGTTGATAGATCCCCTTTAAATACAACTGTAAACGGTGTTTATCTTACAAATAATACACAAAGTCCTAGAGATGTTCTTAATTATCAATCTACTGACTCAGGTTATAGATTAGAAAATAACAGTGTAGAATTACCACCTAAAACAATCGTATTTATATACCCAAGTACTTCTCACCTTTTTAAAGTAAATGAGTCTGTTAATTTTCAAAATTCAAATCTTAATAATACCCTTAACATTATAAGAATAACTAGAAGAGGTCAAGCAACAAAAACTGGAGACACTACAGCATATAGATATATTTTTTTAGAAAGAAGAGATGGTTTAAAGTTTAATACATCAATGGGTAGTAAGATTACTAGTCCACTTCCCGGCCAAGCAACTACAAGTGTAGGGGTTTCAGCTACCACAACAAGTCTTACTTCATCTACTGCTAATTTTGACAAGTTAAGAGTTACACTTCAATTCCCAGATTTAAGTATAACAACAACGGAAGGTAAAATTAGTTCATCATCTGTACATTTTGGAATACAGATAATAGAGAATGATGGCACAACGCATTTTCCATTAATACATGAAAGAGTTAGAGGTATTGCATCAAGAGGTTATACAAAAGATTTTGAAATAGATTTTAGTGCATCAGCTATTGGATCATTTCAAACTGCAAGTGAATCAAATGCAAATAAATTTAAATTTAAGTTTCTTACAGAAAATTTTACAAACACTTTTCAAAGTGGTGATAATGTAATATTTATTTTTAATGATGGTATTTTACAAGGGCAAAAATTTACAGCAAGCGTTACTAGTGTAGCTTCTGCCTTTGATGCAAATGGAATAAGCACAACAACTGTTCAAACAAATTTAGATAAGTCAACTTTAAATGTAAATAATTCTGATCTATATAAAAATGCAGGTGCTGGTATTGGTATAGATTTTAGTATTACAATTCCTAATCAACTTACAAGTTTTCCTTTAACAATAAAAGTTATAAGAAATTCTTTTGATGAAACAGATGTGAGATTCAAAAACCAAATTGTTTTTCAATCATTTACGGAAATAAAAACTGAGACTAGACCTTATAATAATTTTGCTTTAGTTGGCCTTAGATTTGATGCCGAACAATTTGGAAAATATCCTACTAGACAATATTTAGTTCAAGGTACAAAAATAAAAATACCAGCAGCAGATTCTAATGGTAACACTCCTGTAGTCGTAAGAGATCAAACACAAGCTAGTTCGTTAGGTATAACTGGTACTTTAAAGAATTTTAATTTTATACACTATCCATCTGGTTATATTTTTAATGGTACGTTAACAACAACAAAATTTTTTACAAATGATCCAGCTTGGATTTTGTATGATTTATTGACTACTGATAAAGGTTTTGGACAGCAGATCAAAGAAGATAGCCTAGATGCTTTTAGTTTTTATGAGGCTTCAAGATATTCTTCAACTTTGATAACCTTATCTGATAGTACAAAAGAACCTAGATTTTCATGTAATGCAATTTTAAATCAACAAAAAGATGCTTATCAAACTATTAGGGATTTCTGTTCAGCGATGAACGCTGTTCCTTTTTACTCTGTAGGTTCTTTAAAAATTTCTCAGGACAGACCAACAGATCCAAGTTATATTTTTAATCTTAGTAATGTGTCTGAGGCAGGTTTTGTATACAATAGCACCGCACAAAAAACTAAATTTACACAATGTACTGTTTCTTATTTTGATAATAATATTCAAGACTTACAAGTTGAAAATGTGTTTTTAAAAGATTTGCATACAAATTTAGCAAATGTAGAAAATGCTTTTGGTTTAAATGTTAAAAACTTAAAAACATTTGGATGTACATCAAGAACACAAGCGATCAGAGCAGCAAAATGGTTTTTACTTACACAATTTTTAGAGGGTGAAATTGTAAGTTTTTCTATAACTGTCGAATCTGGAGTTATTTTAAGACCAGGACAAGTAGTTGCAATTCAAGATCCTTTAAAAATGGGTGATAGAAGAGGAGGGCGTATTGTTTCAGCAACTACAGATAGTAATTCAACTGTAATAACAGTAGATGATGTAGATAATACAAACATTGGTACGACAACAGGATCTAATGTTTTGTTGTCAGTAGTTCTTAGTACAGCGAATACAGATTATAACAATAGAAGTGAGGTTCAAACAGCAGAAAAATATATTGAGACAAAAGAAGTTACAGGAATTAATTTAGCTAATAAAACTATTACTACATCACCATTTAGAGTTAATCCAAAAAATAACTCTGTTTTTGTTTTAGATAGACAATCTTCAAATGTATCAGTTTTACCTAAATATAGAATTATAGGTATAGCTGAAGATAACAATGCAGCTACATATAGTGTTACGGCAGTTTTATATAATGAAAATATTTATAGTTTAGTAGAAGATGTTGATAATACCGTTGAAGATATTCCAAAAGAATTAATAAAAATCCCTGAGCCTCCTAAAAATTTAAGTGCAACTGAAAGTATTATTTTACAAAACAATCGAGCAACAGTTCTTATAAATGTAGCTTGGACACCTGTACAGGGTGTTAAAGAATATTTACTTGAGTTTCAAGTTGATGGAGTTGATAATATTCAAAGGATAAAAACTTCACAAATAAGTTTTGATATTTTTAATGCAAAAGCAGGTTTATATAGTTTTGCCGTTAGATCAATTAATGCGTTGGGTCAACAAAGCAATGAAACTATAGAGTTTACAAAAACTTTTGTAGGAAAAACTAAATTACCAGATGCTGTACAAAATTTAACGATGGAAATTTTGAGTGATGAAAATATGTTATTAAGATTCGATAAATCAACTGAAGCCGATGTTACTCATGGTGGGAATGTAATGTATCACTATGACAGTAAAACCGATGGTTCTGGAACTTTTAGCTTAAACGAAACAAATTCTTATGATGGAAATTCTACACAAATAGTCGTTCCAAAATTAGAAGGTGAACATATGTTGAAGTTTAGAGATGATGGAGGGAGAGTTAGTAAACTTGCAACTTCAATAATCATAAACTCAAATGCAGGATCGAATCCAGATTATGTATTTATTGAAGAGACACCAACAGCAACAGTAAAACAAATACTGGAACATAATACCAGCCCTAAATTTAATGGAACAAAAACGGATACTAGTTTTAATTCAACATTAGATGCACTTATATTAGATAGCACTACGATTGAAAATGGAGAAGATAGCGTAACTGCTGTAAAAAGTAGTGGTTCTTATGTATTTGATGGAATATTAGATTTAAAAGCCTCTGCAACTGTTAAGTTAGAAAAAATTTTTAGTAGCATAGGTTTTTTACCAAACACTCAATGGGATTCAAGAATAGGAAATGTAGATACTTTTAGATCATGGGATGCAGATACTAATGAGACTTTCGATGTTAATGGAGTATTAAAAGTACAAACAACAAATGCTGCACCTGCTTCCTCTGCGTATGCCGATTCAGATTTTAATAATCGTGAATTTGTGGAAGTAACAAATACAATGTTTACAGCAAGAGGTTTTAGATTTGTTTTAAATATTGAATCTACTAATCAAAATCAAAATATAAAAATTAAAGAATTAGGCTGCACTGTAAAAATTAAAAGAAGAACAGATAGTAGCACTAGTAAAATTTCTACTTTAAATAATGCTTTAAAAACTGTTACTTTCACAAAAGCATTTTTTAGTGGAGATTCATCATTATCACTAAATAATTTAGTACCTACTGTTGAAATAACTGTATATAATTCTTCTGCTAATGATATTTTATCGGTAACTAATATAACTAATTCAAGTTTTCAAATTGAAATCACAAATGGTGGCTCAAGAGTTGTAAGAGAATTTAATTATATTGCGGTTGGTTATGGTTAAATATGTATATATAATAAAAGAAAAATAAAATGTCAAATACTAACGATTTTGTTATAGCTAATGATTCAGGTCAACAGGTAAGACTCGATATAGAGGATGCGTTTCAACAACTTGCAACAAATAATGCTGGTAGTAATAAACCGACAACACCTTATAATCATCAATGGTATGCAAACGAAACTACAGGAAAATTAACTTTTAAAGATGCTACAACTGGAAATAATGATGCAAACTATTTTAATTTAGCGAATTTAACTGGAGGTCTTTTTGTAGATCAAGCAAGTACTATAAACGGTACTATGACTTTTAATAATGATGTAGTTTTTAAAGGAACTGATTCGAGTGATTCTTTTGATATTACGTTTGATGCTGATAGTACAGGTGGAAGAGGAGCTTTAACTTTTAAAGATGAAGTAAAAATTATATTAGGAACTGGTAATGATTTTGTATTAACACATCAAATTGGTGTTAATTCTTTTGTTGCTTTAACTGATACTGAAACAATAATGAAAACAAGAGCCGTTGGGGCAGGGGGTAACTGTTTTACCCTGCAAACAGCAGGTAGTAATGGCACTGATACTGCATATATCTCTAAGTTAGATGCGGGGCAACATTTATATTTTAATGGTGCAAAGAAACTAGAAACAACTGCTAATGGGATTACTGTTCAAGGAGCAGTTACAACTCAAGATATTAATATGTCTAATTTAAACTCATTGCCTAATGAAGTCGATAGTACACAAGGTAGCTGGTCAATACAGGAGGGTGCTTCTGATTTGTTCCTAATAAACCGTATTAATGGTAAAAAATATAAATTTAATCTTACAGAGGTAACATAAGCTATCCTTAAGATAGTTGGTAGTTTATTATGGCAATTCAACCCGGTACATATAATTTTACGTTACAGCGTAGATCAGATCATAGTATCCCTTTGTTATTTAAAGATGGAAATGATGCAGC